TAAGTTCCTTGCAGATGCAGAGGCAAGAAAGTACGTACAAAGGTTCAATGCAGACGCTTTAAACGATGATAAAGTTAGATTAAAGATAAAAACTATATTCAAACCAGAATCGTTGTTTAAAGGATTGAACCTCAATAAAGCTGGACAAGGAATCTCAAGTATGTCAACGGAGACTTTAGTGTCTGCCATTATCTTCTTCAGATGTTTAGGAATCTTGTGTCAATTAAGATCAGCAAAAGGTTCAAGAGAAGGAAGTGCACATACTCTTTTGTGTCCGAATGGAATAGATGAGTTATCCTTCATAGCTCAATGCAATGCTGCAATTAAGGAAATACCAGGTGTGTATGAAGTAGGCACCACTGATCAAATCGAATTTGACAGAGGTCAAGATCTAGTGTCCCAATACATCGAAAGAAAATACTGTGAGTATATTTTTGGTGTTGAGCTCTTTGAAGAACTAAACCTTCAATGGTACTATGATATCAGAAATAGATACACTATGATGTCAGAAGAGGCTAAAACCACGTTAGAAGGAAAGAAACCATCAGGAGGTCCCGATACCTATTTTGGAAACACTTGTGTTAGCAAAATAGTTTCTAGATATGTTCTAGTAGGTGTGGGAAAGTCATTGATGTTGACCAACGGTGATGACAATGCTATTGCTCAGGCAGGTCTAAAGCTAGATGAAAAGAGGATGGCAGAAGTCAATAGCTGCTTCAACTTAAGGATGAAAGTCGCGATCAAACCAAGCACAGAGTTCTGTGGTTACCTATGGAGTAGTGACGGAATATCACCAAATCTCTACAGGAAATTATCCCGGTTGGCAGGTATGAGATGGAGAGATTATAACCACTTTACCGAATTCCAAAAATCATTAAGAGACTATTGCTCTAAGATTGAGGAGGTAGGACTAAAGGTGGTGATCAAGTCAACAGTAGAGTCCTGCCGAGCACCAGATGGTAGTTATCCAATCAAACCAGAGGACGCCGAGACAATGTTCGGAGTGATCTGGTCTTGGGGTCACATTGACGAAAAGCAATGGCTTTCTCAAGTGAGAAAAATTAAGGAGCTAGAGATCGTCCAAATTAGAGATCCTAGCGCGCTCTTTGGTTATACTTTGTGTGAAAACATTTAGTTTTACTGGAGAGCCAAACTCACTGGCTCTGTGGAGGGGATTTTTGTATCCTTCCACCCTGTAAAATCCAAACTAAATTTACACACAATATTAATATTAATTAAAAACATAAAAATACAAATAAAATAAAATAAAGATTTCATACCTTTCAAAGAATTTATCAAATATGGTAGCTTACAAATTAGAAAAAGAAAGTTCTGAATTTCCAAATGTTGTCACCTTTCCTATCAAGGATGTTAAGGTAACTCCAAACGCTCGTCAGGCCTTCGAAAGAAGATTAGGTGTTTCGGACCACTTACCAGATGTTAAGACTACGAAAATTGGTCTTGAACATTCTCCTAAGTATGATGCTTTTACGATCTTTAGAAACACCTATTTCAGAGTCTTTGACGGTCCTAGCAAGAAAGAGGTAGTTGCAGCTCTTTACTCAGTGTTACTTCAAGAGTCTTTTCATGAAATTGAAGATGTAATTACAGGTGCCTTCTTGCATCTTGTTGCCAGAACCTTAGTTCTAGCTGAAGTTCGTTTAAGATCTTTAAATGAACATCTGGCTGAAGACATCACTCCAGTAAGACATCGACTTGAAGAACTTCTCTCTTCTGGAAAGAATGAGTATGACTATTCACATTTTGACCAGAAAAGGGTTGATGAAGCCGCTAAGGTAGAAAATGACGATCCGATCCCAGACCTTTTACCTTTACCTAGTAGAGACAATCCAGACACGCTTTTTAGCAACATCAGAAATTCCACCATTTTAGATGGTTATGAACGATGGAAAGCAGCTAATAATAACAGACTGACTCATGCTACAAATGGGAACGCATGTTCAAATAACAACAATTCTGTTTTGGAAGAACAGATCAAATTGTTCTCTGAGAAGCTCACCCCGGTGTTTAAATTCACTGAGGATCTTATGGATGTCTTTGTGGTACTCTTAGGAGAAGATTCCGAGTACTATGAACATGACAGACATGCGCTACTAATTTACTCAGTGTTGGTTCTTATCAAACACTACGCTCAAAATCCTGACATACGCGTTGTTATTAATAATGACAAGTTAGGGAAGGATTGGCGAGAAACTTTAGCTCTCAGAATTGAATTAGCTCGAAAGTTTGCACCAGAACAAATGACCAAGTTTCACCGAGCAGACATGGAACACTATCCTACAATCCAAAGCGGTTTCAACGGTGCTCATCCTCTCACAGAGGATTTGAGAAAGTTGAATCCCAACGCTTGGAGATTAGAGATGGGTCCCTTTATGGGCGGTTTGGCTTCCGGATTCTTAAAGGCACTTGCAGAAAAGCATAACAGAATGATGCACAGCACTAATGGCAACATTGAAACTAAAGTTATTATTAAGAAAGGAAAACAAGAGAAAGTTCATCATCATCAGAAAAAGAAGACAGTTCACAAACCTAAAGTTCACAAACCAAAGGTGGTAAAGACCTTTTCACCACCAGGCTCTATGCAATCGGATAAAGCAAAACTTCGACATGAAGTCTCGGTGATGAAACAAGTTCAAAAACGGGTTCCAGCAGGATTGTCTAAGGAGTTGAACCTCGCTGAGAAAGTGGCTAGCTCTATAATGCTACCAGGAATTAGCCCAGTGGAAAGATATGGTTCAGCATTCAGTGCGGCCAGAACAGCAGTTGCAGCTTTAAGAGCACGTCCCAATGTGAATTATGCGGCTCCCGGAGCAGTGGACATGCCAAATACTAGTATGTTTGCAGTTGTTAGAAGAGATATTGCTCTTAACAACATAATTTATGACGGTAATCCTACCGGTCTCAGTTACACTTACAATTTTATGGCTGAAGGTGATAGTGGATCTGTCTCCTCAGCACCTAATATTACTGTAAATACGGCACCGGCACCATATCGAGTTCAGTACATTTCCACGAGCAACCCATCAAACTATTCGCCCCATGGTCCTATTGCAGGAGTTGGAATAGATGGAAAGACCGCCAGAAGATACGTATGGATGGATTTACAAACTATCACTCGTTTCAATTTAGGTTTGGCAAGTGCAGCGACAATCACGTTCATTAGATACAAGTGGTCTCCTGCTGATCCGATTTATATTGACAAAACTGTCATATCAGCGGGAGCAACTCAAGCTCAAGTGATCAATGCCGTTTCCGGTTATTACTCCTTTGATTTACAATCTAGTGTTGATACAATGCCTATCCAATTAACAACTAGTATCTCAGGGGGAGGTCCGGTATTTTGTCATCTGACAGCTCCAAACTTAACAAACAATACTGCAGCGATAGATTCGGCTCGAATTATTTCAACTGCAATGATGTACACAACCACGGCCGCAGATCTCAATAATCAAGGTCAAATTGCTGGAAAGCAAGTTGGACAAGGAGTCCATTGGCTGGATATAGCCAAAGGAGGTTGGAATCTCCTTGCTAGTGATCAAGATGCTTACGCATTTGACATAAAGCATGGAATGTATGGTTTTCTCAAACCTAGTCAGTCTACTGACTTTGATCTACAAGACACTGTTAGAAGTGACGGAAATGGTAATCTAATTTCCTTAACTTATCCAATAAGACCTGGTGCAGATTTCTTAGTTTACTTTGCTAGTGTAAACATTACTGCTGGTCAAAGCGCTTATTGGAGCATTTGGACAAATTTAGAGTACATGACTAGAGATGTCTGGCGTACTACTGCTAAACCAAAGTGTCGAGACAATCATTTCAAACAAGGAATGGAGATGATCCAACAAGGGCCTCAGTTCACAGAAAATTCTATCCATATTAAAGCAGTGATTGCTGCTATTAGGAGAGGAGTTAAAGCGACAACTGATGCAATTGCTCATTACGGACCTGGTGTCATGCGAGCAGCAGCAGCAGTTGGTGAATTGCTCTAAATAAACCAAAAACATCAAAAAAAAA